CGGACACGTCCGCGCAAACGTCTAACACTTCCGTTTCTCAGTCGCCCGATAGCGCTCCTCAAACGGGTGGGCAAAATGCTCCTGCTTTATCTACTGGTGGGGACGGCCATCAAGCTGGCCCTGTTTCCCCTGCTCCATCTCATCGGATTGATACCATAAAGCAAATGCTTGGTCTTTATGACTTGCAGACCCTCTATTACACAGGACACACCACTCGACAATCCCAAACTAAGGGCTTTCAGTTCTTTGTCACACTGGAGGCCAAAACACCGGAGGGAACCTATTACCTAGACGATGCATTCTTGAGGGCAAACGACATTGCTTACGTGCATTACGATGACTGTCTACTCAAGCTCACGAAAGAAAACATCACTATCA